CTTACCCCTATTTGAGAGATGGCATTGGACCACCGCAGTTAATCCATTGATACCAATAGAAGAGATAGAGAGTGCACAGGCAACAATGAGTGCTTCGGACTTTAATCAAGAAATCATGGCTATGTTTGTGACGAAAGCAGGCATGGTATATAGCGATTTCAATGATAAGTCCGTAATAGATGACTTAGTTAGTATAAAAGATTTAGAGATAGGTTTAGGTATAGACTTCGGTTATGCTAATCCAACTGCAATAGCATTTATGGCATATAACCAAAGTACTGAACAAGTTATACAATTCGATGAGATATATAAAGAGCGTACACCTATAGAGAGTATATGTAAAGATATAGAGGAGAAGTTACAACTATATAGTATCAGAAAGAGTGATGTTAAACTATATACAGATCCGGCAGGTAACGCAGAAGAGTTATCATCTGGAGTATCCCCTGTTGACTTCCTAAGGAAGAAAGGTTTTAAGGTGTATAATAAAGGTACAGAGATAGCACCAGGTATAGCTCTAGTGAGAAAGTTCATACGATCTGCAGATGGAAGAAGATCATTCTTCATTCAATCTAGCTGTAAAGAAAGTATAAGAAGTATGAACGGATATACATATGAAACGAATAAACAGAATGATAAGATCATCAAAGAGGAACCATTGAAGGATGGACTACATGACCATGCATGTGATGCTATTCGTTATTACTTTGTCAATAGGTTTGATCATGCTAAGTACGTGGCCTTCAAACCCGACATAGATGATTATACAAAAAGAACTGAGGCATTGAAAAAGACAGCAAACATTAAGCGATGTCCTAATTGTAGGAAGACATACGTATCAAAGACACCTAAGAATGAACCACCTTTCTTGTGTCCAGATTGTATAGGAGATAGACAATATGAATAACTTCGGTGAATCAATACCAGTTGCCATAACATCAAGGGCACTGACACATAACTTCTCTAATGAAGAGAAAGATAGGAGAACTGCTTCTCTTAAGAACAAGGATTTCTATTATGATAAAGCAGACAAGTATATAGATCCTGTGACACCAGATGTAGATGTAGCAACTGTCAATCTAGTGAGAGTAATCACTAAGAAGAGGACATCCCTTCTCTACTCACAACCACTAGTAAGAGAATATGATGGACCACAGGAGTCCATTAACTTCATAGAGGATCTATATAAGAATGTACAGATAGACAAGTTCCTATATTCAGTAGATACTATGGCTGAACTTACAGGTACAGGATTGATTCATATAGCAAGTGCAGATAATGAATATGGTATCAAACTAATGTTATACGATGGTAGTGAAGTATCTGTATTAGCTAATCCATCAGATCCTAATATAGCAGATGCGATATCTCTTATAAGGATGTATGATAAACTGCTAGAGAAGAATGGATCTATGCAAGTAGAGAGAGTATTAGAACAACAGATATGGACAGAGAATAGTGTCTCTATATATTCAAACAATACATCAGGTGCAAAACCTATATTAGAGAATACCACTTCTCATGATCTAGCTGTTATGCCTTTCGTACCATTTAAAGGCGAAGATGTAGAAGGACAATACTTAGGACATTCAAGTGCAACTAACTGGAGAAGTCTTAACGATACTTACAATAAACTCCTAACACATCTGGGTTTTATGGTAAAGATGGAATCAGCTACACCTATAGCATTAGAAGGATATGAGTCAGGTGATGGTCTGCTTATACATCCAGGAAGAGCTATAAACATGCCTGTAGGTGCTAAAGCAGAAGTATTAGACTTTAACCCTAAGATAAAGGACACATTAGAAACAGTCCAATATATAGAAGATAAGATCTTTGAAACATCTTCAGTCCCTAAAGTAACAATATTAGGAGGAAACGCATCTAGTGGAAGAGAGCTGATGATACAGTGGTTTCCTCTATTACAAGTATATAAAGACAAAGCAGTTAGATATAAGAGATATGAGCTTAACCTAGCAAACACTATCCTCACTCTAGTCGATCTTCCCCCTATAGAAGATATGACTATACACTTCCCAGAACAAAGTGTATTACCATTATCAACAGAAGAGGATAATCTAGAGAGAGACATTAAGCTCAATCTTAAGACAGCAATTGATGAACTGATGAGAAGACAACCAGAGTTAACAGAAGCAGAAGCAGAAGCAATCATTAGATCTAATCAACAGTTCAATCAAGATATAACACAATCCCAGGAGGATAACAATGGACGATCAGAAGAATGATACAAACACCTTCTCCGCTGAATACGTGCGTGAGCTTAGGTCTGAGAACGCACAATGGCGCACCAAACTCAGAGAGATGGAGAGCAAATATGGTGAACTAGAGAATAAGATGAACTCTATGAATACAAAGACAACAGTAGCAAGTGAGCTACTTAAACGAGGAGTTAAAGCTAACCCTGATTGGATCAAACCTCAGGAGGGTCAATCAGTTGGAGAAGCTATAGATAACTTCCTTAATGAATATCCACAGTTTGCTGTAGATCAGCAAGCTAAACCTGAACCAGCTAGACCGAATATTCCAAAGTCTAGCCGTTCAGAACCAAAGACAAATGTACCAACTCCAGGAGAGAGGTCAATTACTGAAGTAAGAGATGATCCTAAAGCACGTAGTGAAGTTAGGGATCTCTATCGCCAGATGCTAACTGGCAAAAACAATACCTTATAATGGAGTGAAACAATGGCCGTAACAAACACAACAACCTTAAATGACCTTATTGGTCAAATAGTCTCAAGTGAAGCACAAAGTGCAGCTTATTCATTTAGAGTGATGAGACCACTCGTACATAGTAGAGAAGTACCTCAGGGTGCTGGCTCTATTGTAATACCTAGATTTCAGGCATTAAGTCCTGCCGCTCTTACAGAAGCAACAGCACCTACTGCAACAGAATGGAGCACTGATGGTGTGACATTGACACCTTCTGAAAGAGGTGTATTGGTGACTATATCTAAGTCAGCTCTATGGGCTGATCCATGGTCAGATCTTGCACCATATGGACAGCAAATGGGACGTGCTCTTGCACAAGATGAAGATGCACTAATCCTTGCTCTAGTTGATACACTTACTACTAATGTTGTAAATGAACAGACAACTACAGCAGCTAATGTAGAAGCTGCTGATCTTCTTACTGCTATCGGTAAACTTGAAGCACAGAATGCACCTCCTCCTTACTTTGGCGTATTCCATCCTATATCATGGGCAAAGATCCGTGCAGGATTAGATGACGCTGGTGCATATGCTTCTGTTGGTCGTCAGATAGTAGAAGGTTTCGGTGAAGGATATACACAGAGAGCTGGTTATGTAGGTACACCTTATGGTGTTCCTTGTTTCATGTCAACTCAAGTAGATGCAACTCTTGATACAGCAGGCACCTACTCTAATCTAGTTGCCTCTAAAGAATGTTTAGGTTATGCCTATACATGGGATCTTAGAGTAGATATCGATGATAACATCCCTGCTCGTGCATTCGATGCTATGGCATGGTATGCCGGTGAACCTAAAGAGCTTGTAGATGCATACGGATGTAATGTACAAGATGATATTGATGGTTAATATATTGTAGTGGCATTTTATATAAGACACTCCCTCGGGAGTGTCTTATCATAACTGCTAGATATGTAAGTAGATATAAAATATCCAATATTTCAAAATGTAGTGGCATAATGGAGTAATAGATGAGTTTCAAATACATAGATCCTGATAATGTAGGATATACTGCTAACGATGCAGATGAGTTGGAGTCAATAGACTTTAGCAAGATGTTGCCAGGACAAGTCAAGGAGATCATATTCCGTATAGGTAATACTGGTTCAAGCCCTGCTGACTATACTGTGACTGGTGAGACTGTTAATAGTGGTATATTACCCGCATTCGATATATCTGACGATGGTGATGATTATGTACCTGTATCATCAGGAATAGTCATCTCTTCTCTAGCTGCTAATCAAATAAGTAGACCACTATATTTAAGGTTCACAGTACCTGATGATGGTATCTATATAGACGGCGGTACTATTAGAATAAGTACTACGGAGAGTTAATTATGGCAACATATGAAAGAAGAGGGACATCTCCTTATAAATATGCTTATGATCCTAGAGCTTTAACGACACATATGTTTGCAGGTAGACATAATGTTATAAGATCAGCTAATGGAGATCTATGGGCATTACTCCAGGCATCAACAGTTAATCTCTATCTATTGAGGTCACAAGATGAAGGATTTACATGGGATATTATTGATGACTATTGGGACTCTACTGCTCATTATCCTAGAAGCAATAGCAACTATAGTGTAAATGGTCCATGTGACTCGCTCTTATTATGTGAGAAGTATGACTATCTATACGCATTCCACATACGATATATTGGAATAGGTGGTACTTGGGGTCTATACTATGGATGGCTCAACACTGGAGATATCACTACATCTGATGTTTATAGTACAGGAACATCATGGGATGCTGCTGATATGAATGGTATATTCTCGATGTGCCATAATACTAACACAATGTATTTCCTCTACACGTATAAGAACGGTACTATATATGATCTAAGAATGAGAAGGATATCACCTAGAACCGTATCTATATCAGGATCAGTTGCTGATGGATCAGGACATAACTTCGAAGATGTATTTGACTGTTGTTGTAATGAAGATGGTGAAGTATTTGTTGTTGGTCTTAATATTAATGATGGAAGCTCTGCACCTACTGTAGAGTTCTTACAATATACAGAGAGTTCAAATAGTTGGGGTAGCCCTATAACAATAGACACCCTTCCTTCTACGAATGACTTCGTATCTGATTTAGCAATAGCTATTGATGGCTACGGTACTTTATGTGCTACTTGGGGTGAAATGGATGCATTTCCAGGATCATCTACAGTAGCATTAAGATATGCTATATCTAAAGATAAAGGTCTTACATGGACAGTATATGATGTTTCTGATGAAACAGGATGGTCTCCATATAAAGATGCTATCAATGCAGAATATTGTACAAGGACAGATGTTCTTGGTGGATATGATGGTGGATTTCTCATTACCTATACGCAAGATCAAGATAGTGGAACTAGCATTGCTGAAGTTACTGAAGTGACATGTGAAGCAGATAGTGCAGGATCATTGAACGATAAGTATTGGTGGTTGTTTACTGATAGTAAATCATACTATATATGGTATGATGTTGCATCTGGAGGTACAGATCCTACACCTTCAGCACCTAGCGGAGGTCCTTCAACTACTGAAGGAATAGAAGTAGATATAGCAACAGGTGCATCAGCTAGTGCAGTAGCTACTGCCACTGAAACTGCTATAGATGGAAACAGTGCATTTAGTGCATCAGCCTCTGATGATGTAGTAACGATAACCCATGAGACAGCAGGAGCTGTTAAAGATGCAGAAGATGATGGAACTAATGGTACAGGATGGACAGATGCATGGGATGTTAAAACACAAGGTAAGGGATTTGCAAGAAGTTTAGTAAGACATCTATCGACTAGCGATGGATCTACATATACATTAGGTGATCAGTATGATATCACCAATTCTCCTTCTAGCTGGTCTGTTACTGGTGCCAAGTTCTTTGATGTGAGTGAAGGTAAACTCATGAACTTAGAAGAACCAGGATTAGCTAGAGCCATATATAATGTTGGCGAAGGTAATAGTAATGTACAGTCGTCTTCTATACCTATAGATATAGATCAAGATGTACTTAAAGTAGGTCCTTATCCTATAGATTATCCATCAGAAGATGGCAGCTATACGGTAGAGACAGCAGGATTAGATGAGTTATTAGTGAGTTTCGAGATAGTGACAGGAATAGGTTCTAATATAGATTATTACGATGAAGGCTATACTGGTGAATATACAACCTCGTATCTAGATGTATTCACTAAGCATGGTACTTCATGTAGAATATTGAAGTATGAACCATTACAAGATGTATTAACAGGAGATAGATCATCATATGAGTATCCTGATGAAACATGGGCAAACATATTTATAGATCCATTAACATATAAATCTCCTCAAATAGTAGAGGATGCAGGAAACACTATAGACTATGTTGAACAAGATATTAGGAAGGTATACTTACCTCCTGACCTCCATCTTAGCCGATCATTCATATTGAATGATGGAAACTTCCTGAAGAGAACAGTATGGATATTAGAATATGGTGGTAATGAATACGAGCTTACACAAGTAGTGCCTCGTATTATTGATAATCAGATTACACACTATGAATGTAATGCATACGTAGTAGGAGCGAGTTACGATCCGTTTAGTAGAGTTGTGTTACCATCAGAAACGTAGGAGGTATTTACATGGATGAACATTTTGAAAGAGAACTGATAGAGAAGATAGCTGTTCTTGAGACAAAGATGTCTCAAATATACAATGAGATGTATTATGTTAGAAACTATGGAAGCGTAAGTAATAAAGACAAAGCTATATATGGAGCACTCATAGTTGCTGTTACTACTTTAGTTAATGTTATCACGGAGGTTATACAAAGTGCAATATAGTGTATCTATAACAACATTTAATAGACAAAGGAAAGATAGAAAGAACTACTTTGATCAAGCATATGCTTCATATTTAAAAGCAGGACTGCTAGAGTCTGAACATGTGAGATCAGTGGATATATTTGTTGGTCATGAGAAAGATGAATGGTGTGAGAAAACATTACCTCAAGACATTCCCACTCATTATCTAGCTGAAGAGTTACCACATATCTATAATATAGAAGCAGTGTTAAAACATGTCATTAGTGTGGATAAGAAGGAAGATTATCATCTATATTTAGAAGATGATCTAATATGTCTACATAGTTTTGATAAGATAGCAGAGTGGCATTCTAGTATACCTAATCCTGAGTTTCTATGTACATTGATGGACTATAAACCCATTAGTATAACTAATGATGATATGGAAAAAGGCTATCGTCATGGATCATTTAACACATTTACAGCTATACTTATGACAAAGAATACCATCAGAAACTTTCTATATAGAGGGGGTTTTCCTAAAAATAGGAATCGTAAAATAAAAGCACCGGATCATTACTTTGGCAAACAAGTGATGCAACCAAATGTTATAGCTGTTCCTTCACTATTCAAACATATAGGATTAGAGAGTGCTGCTCATAAAAGGTGCTTTGATAAGGAGTTAGGTTTATGATAGATAACATACCATATGTTAACGATAAGAAGCATAGAGAAGAAAACATGGATAAGCTGAAGAAGATGGGACGACTAGAGGTGAAGAAGAAGATTATCACCACATTCATCTCTACTGGTTCTTCTAAAGACATGAACAGATATCAGATTGCTAAAGCTGCTAAAGTAGATCCAAATGATAAAGAGCTTATGAAACATATAGATGTTATGATGAAGAGACATGATGATAGGAGTAAGAAATGATAGATGCATTAGTTAGAAGTGCAATAGTTTCACCTGTAGTACGAAAAGGAGTAGAAGCTACTTCTTCTCTAGCTGACTCATCTATATCATTATTGGGTAAAGTATCTACGGAGGTAATTAGATCTCAATTTACTATAAAAACTGCACATCTACCAGATACATTAAAAACTATTGGTATAGATGTTAAGAATAGAGCAGAAGATGTTAATGAATATACATCTATGGATGACCTTAGACGTAAGTATGAGAAGCTAAAGGCACAATATATACAAGATACAGGGAAACAACCACCTGAATAATAATGGAGGCTTTTATGGCTACAGTAAGTGCAATATTTACATTTGCATTACCTGATGATACTGCAAGTGATAAGTTAAGAATATACAAATCATCAACAGAAACAGGTACTTATACATTAGATACTACATTTAACTATACTTATGGTTATAGAGCACAAGAGTATGATAGTGTAGATGATACTAAATGGTACAAGATACAATTCTATAACTCAGTTGATGATGAAGCAGGTCCTATGTCAGATCCTGTATATGGTGGTGACTTCGGTGAAAGAGATACGCCATTCTTAGCATTGTCTAGTTCATTTGATGGAGCATATTATGCAAGTGCAACTGATGTGTTCAATCTAACTGGTCTTACTCTAGATGATATATCAGTATCTAAAGTACAGTCTATATTAAGATCAACTAGAGCATATATTGACTTAAGATTAGACAGCGTCAATCTAACTAAATATAGAAGGTTCTGGGGATCATCTGACTCCAGACGTAAATACAATGCAGTATTAAGAGTAATAAAGGATGTTGAAACTAACTTGGCTGCTTCTGTCATCTTCCGTTCTCTAGCTGATGATGAACAAATGGCAGTAGTAAGAGGAACATCCGGTGCAGGTAAAAGATCTATATCTATAGGCTCAACATCTATAACATCAGATAATCCAGGTTTAGTATCAGACACATTGAATAACCTATCTGTTAGATATGCTACTTACGCAGCTAGTTTATTCAATAGTATAATGCCATCTACTACACCTATAGCCTATAGTGATAACTATCAGAAAGGACCACTATTTATACATCCTGCTGAAGCTACTGGTAATATATATGTTACTGCTGGCAATGTTGGGAGCACATTCAATCAATATACTGCAGATCTCACAGGTCTTGGTGATGATATCAATGGAGTATCATATAGTCTAGATAGTAACTGTGTTGTTGAAGGACAAACAGGACAGAGTGTAGATCCACTAGAAGCACAATCTGCTGTTGTAGATATGGAGTTATATGTAAACGGAGCACTTTATCATCTAGATGATTGGACAGATAATGGCGGCACTACTCAACCTGGTAAAGGCGGTACAACTGGAGGAACTGATGGGTTTAGTGTAGACTTCTCAACTTCTACTGACTACATCGATATAATATGGAATAATACTGATGCTGAAGGTGGCTTTGATCTAACAGAAACAGATGAAGTCATACTTAAATACTGGGTTCTTGGAGATAGCTAATGGGAAGAAGAATAAGATCTGATCAAGTAGAGTATGAGAATCCTAATGCTTGTACTAAAACAGTAGGTGGTATATCTTCAGGTACAACATTTGATCCTGCTGTCACTTTAGACGAGTTCATAGATATGATGTTGTATCCTACGCTATATCCGACACTTACGCCTCCTAGTAGTTCATTCTCTCTATCTGAAAGTGGATATCAAGAGATAGGTGATGATATATCATTATCATTCTCTGCTTCATTTAGTAGAGGAAGTATATCACCAGCATACGGAACAAGTGGATATAGATCAGGATTGCCTAACGAATATAATTATACAGGTACTGGTCTATCTGATCAGGCATCTACATCACTCACTGATAGTCAAAACGTAGCTAGTTATACAGTAGTATCAGGATCTCAATCATGGACATGTAGTGTAGATTATGATGCAGGCGAACAGCCACTAGATAGTGAAGGTAATAATTATAGCTCACCTCTAGCTGCAGGGACAACAAGTGCAGATACTGTGTCTATTGTTGGTGTATATCCATACTACGGCACTACAAGTGCTATAGGTACTTTAACGAAGCAGTCACTTGCTTCCATGAGCGCCAGTTATTGGCAGTTAAATATGGTTGCAGAAAGTGGAAGTGATAAACAAACAGCAGACTTTCCTGATGACTTTAGTGCTATAACAGGCATTCAGTTCTATAATACAGTATCAGGAAGTTGGGAATGGATAGGTGGTAGTAAAGCAAATAGTCTAACAACATTCGACACCGATGACACTATAACCAAGACCATTCATGGTAATAGTGTTGGATATATTAGATATGAACATAATGGTTCTTTAATAGGTGCAAGACAACTCAGGTTTTATACAACTTAGGAGATATTCATGTCGAGAACAAATGGATTATCATCATTTAGTGCTAACTTTGAACCACAAGTAGCCTCTCCTCTAGACGCTAGACATATAGTTGAAACTAAAGCAGATCTAACAACTACATCTGTATGGGAAGCTAATGATGGTACTGTCTATACATATGTTGGTATGATTGTCTGTGTTTACAATGATGGAACTCCTGCCAATAATGGAGTATATTACCTAACTGCTGCTGATTATACTGTTGCTGGTAATTGGGAACAACTAGGAAGTGGTGGAAGTGGTGATACTACATCTATAATCAATTCATACACTGCAGGTGAGAGTATAAGTGCATATAATATACTTGTACAAGAGAGCGATGGTAAAGTAGATGTTGCAGATTCTTCAGACACTAATCATATACAGAAGGTAGTAGGATTAGCTACTACAAGTGCTGTATTAGATGATAGTATAGATGTCCAATCCACAGGCAAAATGACTAATGCTGGATGGTCTTGGACTCCTGGAGCTAAACTATACTTTACATCCTCAGGAACATTAACAGAAACAGTACCTTCTACAGGATTTATACAACAGGTGGCTGTAGCTGAAACAGCTACTACTATAACAATAAACTTGGGCTTATGTATAGCCCTATCATAGGAGAGATATATGGCTGACAAGTACGTATATAACAATAATGGAGTTCTCACAGAGAGAGAAGCTGCTGCATCTAGTGCAGGTGCTGGTGATGCTGGTGAGATTGTTGCATTAAATGGAAGTGGTAAGATTGACAGCACCATGTTGGATATAGGTGATGAAGATTATACAATGACTGCTGGTGAGGCAATCAGTGCTGGCGATCTTATATGTGTAATTGATGATAGTGGTGCTAAAGTAGTCAAAGCCGATGCTACTAACGGTACTGCACGTAGAGCGATGGGATATGCTAAAGAAGCTATATCTAGTTCTGCAACTGGTACAGTTAGATTAGGTAATGGTGTTATCACAGGATTATCTGGACTTTCTATAGGTACACGATACTATCTATCTAAAACAGCAGGCGGATTAACTAACGATGTCTCTACTTTCTCAGGCGGAGATCTCATACAACCTGTAGGATATGCTAAAAGTGCAACTGAACTAATATATATTGACAATACTGCTGGTGTTGTAGTAACTGCTTAAGGAGAACATATGGCTGAGAAGAAACCACTATGTAATTATAATGGTGTTATCAAAGAGCTTCAATCTGGAGACACCTTACCAGGAGGGTCTTCAGGAATTATACCACCTATAGGTAGTGTAATAGCATGGCATAAAGCCTTCTACATGTTATCGAGTGATACAACAACAAGCACATCATCCGGTAAACTAGTAGACTCAGGGGCTACATTTATAACAGATGGTGTCGAAGCAGATATGATTGTTTTAAACACAACAGATGTAGTATATACAACTGTTACTTCTGTAGATTCAGAAACACAACTTACTCTAGCCGATGATATAATGACAAGTGGCGAGGATTATAATATATATGCAACTCCGAAGCTTCCCGATGGTTGGCTGGAATGTGATGGATCTACTATAAGTGATGGAGATAGTCCATATAATGGTGCAACATTACCAGATATTAATGGTGATGAAAGGTTCTTACGTGGATACTATATATCTGGTGCAAACACTAATGATTCTTTTCAGGGACATCATCATACTACTGAAAGGCGTACAGGTAGCGGCTCTTCAACCGTTTTTTCTACAGAAAATACTGGTACTGCAGCTCATGGCGTTACAGCATTAGTAATAGCAACAGATCCAAAAACAGATGGGACTAATGGAACTCCAAGAACTGGAGATGAAACGAAGCCAATAAGTATGACAGTAGTATATATTATGCGTATAAAGTAAAGGAGATAGCAATGGATAAAGAGTTAACTATTAGACTACTAGAAGAAGAATTGAATGTGTTGAAAGATGTCATAGAGAATGTCGATATGCCTCTAGCTGTAACCAAACCTATCTATGAAAAGATCGTTAATGCATTAAAGATCAACAATCAAGGTAGAGATAATCGTCAAGTTCGTAAATATAATCGATATAATAGACGAACTTGATTAACCTATACATATCATACCACCATTTCAATAACATTGTCTTTAAGTGCATTTATTTCATCTTCTGCCACATCCTTATCTAATATAGTAAACTTAGGGACATTATAACTTCTTCTATTCCAAGGAATACATTCATCATCTACATTTTCATATATTCTATCAGTCATAAGCTTATAATCTAAACCATTATCCATAAGATGTATGTATTCATCGAGAAGATCCTGTTCAGATGGGTCTACATACTTAGTACCATCATCAGTTAAGCGTCTAGGTAAGAGAGGTTTGTTATTTTCCATTGGTATATAATTACCATAATCATCTATCCCATGAAAAACTATACTATGAAGTTTCCCACATTTAGCACAAACAAGATACTTATTATGAACTTTCCCATAGAAGAAAGTGAGATATACTATATTTAACATGATTTGCGAACCACAAGTACACTTGCGGTTCACTTTCATGGCTTTGCCAAATTCCTTCGGTTCATGACGGCTAGGAGAAGAATGTTGGTTATTCTTACTACCTCTCATATCACTTTCACCTTCTAGCTGTTTTTCCTCCTTATTGTTATTAGAAACATCATCCTTCGTAACCTTAAGTGAAGAAGGTGATGTTTCATTCCTATTGTTATTACTTGTTGTAATAGTGGTACTTTTTACTACACTTTTAGTCGATTCCGTAGTACTTTTTACTACACCCTGTGGTACTTTTTTCACTAATATTCCCTCTTTAGTGACATGAACTTTAGGTAGTTTATAGTGTTGATAATCTCCACCATTCTTACCTTTTCCCTTATGTTTAACTACTTCAATAAACCCATCTTTAACCAAAGCATTGACGCCTAATCTAATAGTTCGTGTGCTACAGTTAAGATCATCTGCCATCTTTCTAATAGATATACACACTACATGACTCTTTCTATTGAACTTCGTCAATAGATACATCGCCAGTGTTTTCTGTGCCATTGTTAAGCTTGATTTAAATATACGATTGGTTAGTTCTTCTGAGATTGCAGTAAATGTTAGTTCTTTCATGTTATTCCGTCCTTCCCGTCCTATTATAAAGAAGATATAAAGGCCAGTAAGGACGGTAACCGGCCTTTTATCTGTTGCATGTTGGTTGATGCACACGGGTTCGGAGGACCCACACCAACCAACATACACGTGGTATTATATACAGCATATATAATATAGGTTATTTATAATGTAACACATTATACTCATTATTTCAAGTGCTCTTGCTCATATTTTTTCAATGATTGATGTAATCTAACATGTGCATTATGTTCTATTTCGATTAGATGATATGGATTACAACATAGAGGATTGCCACAGTCATGATGTATATCATAACCTTTGGGTATATCGCCATAGAATATCACATAGATTAATCTATGTGGATAGACGAGTCTACCATTCCATCTAATCCTAGCTCTACGATTTCCACCTTTCTTCTTATATGTAGATTTATTACCTTGCCATATATAACATATATCATTTTTAGTAGTGTTATATACAAGTTTACAATTGTCCAATATCTTCTTAGCTGCTTTCCTTTTAGCTATAAGATCATCTAGACCAAGATCTTTATCATCTATATATGTTTGCATTAGATATCCTCCTCTTCTTTCTTAAGTTCGAACAACTGATCATCTCTACATTCTTCATTGTACATATGATGTTTACAATCATAACAAGTGAAAATACCAGAATGTTGACAATCTGTAGTAGTAATTATGCGTAATATTTCAATTACGCATTGGTTCTTTATCCATTTACCTGTCATACTATTTACCTCCATTAGTATCTAGTCTATGTCGTTTCTTATAGTCACTTATCCACATCCGTAATGCTTCATTGACTATCCTGCTTTTCGTCTTACCTGTTTTAGCTTTTAATGCGGTAAGTGATGCTAGTGTGTCTATATCTAGCCGTAATGTTAAACCTCTAGAGGGTCTATCGTCATACTTTTCATTTGTTGACATAATGTCTACCTCCTGTTATATTATTATGGTATACTTATAATATAACACAAATGTTACATCACTTCAAGTACTTTATTGTTACTTTTAAGATTAAGTGTTATATTATATATAGAGGTTATTTATGGGAACAAAGAATACACCAGGAGTGTTTAGCGGTAAACAGTTGCAGGCAATAGAATTGCTGGCAGCAGGCGACCTAAAAGTAACTAAGATAGCAGAAGAGTTAAATATAGGAAGACGCACATTACATCAATGGAGAATGCGTACTGATTTTATGGATGCTGTTATTGCTAGGGCAAGAGAACTAGTAAGAGAAGCATTGCCTGAACTTTATAGTGCAGCTATAAGGGAAGCAAAGAAGGGAAAACATTCATACTTTAAGACTCTCATAGAGCATGTTGATAGATTGGAACAGATGCAACGTGATATATCCGATCATCATATAGTTTTCCAATGGAAGATACCTAATGAAAACAGTGACTCTTGATTATTGTCCATTCGATCATCAAGTAGAGTTCCATTCTTCTCCTAGCCGTTTTAGAATGATAACAGGTGGAAGAAGATCTGGTAAGAGCGAATGTACTATACAAGAACTGATCAAACATGCTATATCAACACCTAATGGTTTATCATGGTATTTAGCACCTACTTATAACGATGCTTATGAGATAGGTTTTGCTAAGTTCATGGAACATATAGAGACATTACGTCCAGCTATAAGGTTGATAAACCATACCAAGCTGAGAATAACATGGACCAATGGGCATCTAACATACTTCAAAGGTGCAGAAAACCATAAGTCATTAAGAGGACGTGGTATAACATTCGTTGCTTTAGATGAGATAGCATTCATGCATCCAGATGTATGGTATCAGATCATAAGACCAGCATTAATGGACACCGGTGGTAGTGCAGTAATGTTAACTACACCAAACGGACGTAATTGGTATTATGATCTATGGGATAACGGAAATAGGGATAAGCTATTTGAGAGATGGCATTGGACCACCGCAGTTAATCCATT